CCTCGGTATGAAAAAATTTCCCACATCAACTTTTAAATCAATAATTAACTAAAATAATTTACATAAAAATAAAATGAAAGGGGTTCTCAAAATGCCAACACCACCAAAACCATTTACAGTATTGACGACAGAAAAGAAAAGCCATAGAACAAAAGCAGAATTAGAACAGAGGAAAAACGAAGAGGAAGCTCTTGAAAGTGGCGTTGCATTAAAAGAACGTCAATCAGTAAAAAATAATAATTTTGCTCATAAAGAATTTTTAAGAGTTAACAAGTTATTAAAGAACATCAAAAAGAACGATGCATTATATGAACCTGTAATTAACAGGTATGCTATTCTACAAGCGGAATGTGTTGATTTTGAATCAAAAAGAGAATCATTTTATAAGGATTTAGAGGAATTAACAAATGATAAAAATAGATTAATTAACAGTAATGAAATAACTCTTAGTAATTATTATAAAATGAAACACAATATGCAAAGCATGATTATTGAATTGGACAAGCAAGTTCAAATCAAAAGAAAAATGCTACTTGACATTGAAAAAGAAAACATAATGACAATTGCTTCAGCACTTCGCTCCATACCAAAGAAAGCGCCTACAGATAGCGAAGAGGACGAAATGGCACAATTGTTAAAAAGGAAACGTGGTTAGTGTTTAAGCAAGAGTATAGTGACTTTACAATTAATTTTGTTGAGTGCCTAAAACATGTAGATGGTAAATGGTATGGAGTGCCTTTCAATCTTCTTCAATGGCAAAAAGATGCTATCACACAATTTTATGGCAATGTAAAAGACAATGATTCTAGACAATATCAATATTTATATCTTGAAATACCAAAGAAAAACGGCAAATCAGAACTTGCGGCGGCACTTGGATTATATCATACTTTTGCTGATGGAGAAATGCATGGTGAAGTATATGTTGTTGCTGCTGATAAGTCTAATGCCAGTATAATATTTAATGCAGCTCTTGGAATGTTAGAACAAAGTAAAACATTAAGTAAACGTGCCAAAATAAAAGAGAGTACCAAAGAAATAAAAGATAAAGTATCTGGTACATTCATGAAAGTCTTATCGGCTGAAGCTTATTCTAAACATGGCTATAAGCCTTCTTGTGTAATATTTGACGAATTACACGCACAACCAGGACGTGAATTATGGGATATAATGACATTTGGCTCCGGTTCTGCAAGATTCCAACCAGTATGGATTGTACTTACTACTGCTGGTGATGACCCAGATAGAGGTTCTATTGGTTGGGAAATACACGAAAAAGCATATAAAATATCAGAATATCGAAAGGGTAACACAGACGGGAATTATGATAATCCTGTTTGGTTGCCTATTATTTATGGTTTAGGTGACCCAGACCCAGAAAAACTAAAAAAGATTGATATCTATGATGAGAATTTATGGTATCAATGTAATCCCTCTTTAGGTGAAACAATTGAAATAGAGACTTTACGGCAAGAAGCATTAGACGCAAAACAAAATGCTTATTCCGAAAGGTTATTTAGATGGTTAAGACTTAACCAATGGATATCAATTAAGGCGGTAGGGTGGTTACCACTTACGCTATATGATAGTAGTGAAGCAGAACGTCCAAATCTAAAAGGAAAAAAGTGTTATCCAGGATTAGATTTGTCTACTACTACAGACTTAACAGCATTAGTATTATTATTTCCTCCGCAAGAAGGATTAGATAAATGGTATACATTATTCTTCCCATGGATAACTGAAGAAAAAATGCGTGAACGTTCGAAACGAGATCATGTTGATTTTGAAAGATGGGTAGAAAATGGTTATGTTAAAACTACTCCCGGTAATTGTGTTGATTTTGATTTTGTTGAATCAGAAATATATCATATAGCCAGCGAATACGAACTTAAGTTGTTAGGTTGTGATCCTTATTTATCAAGAATGTTAACCCAACATGTTATGAAAAGTGATATTCCGGTAACTGAAATACCACAAGATGTAAAAAATATGTCACCTGCAATGAAAAAAATAGAAGAACTTCTATTAAAAGGTGAGTTACAACATGAATCAAATCCATGTGCAAGGTGGTGTTTTGGAAATATTAGAATATTTTCAGATGGTAATGAGAATATGAAACCAATGAAAAACAAGTCAATAGGTCGTATTGATATCACAGTTGCGTGGATTATAGCAATGGCAACAGCTTTGATAAATGAAGTGGTAAGCCTAAACGATAGAATTAATTCAGAAGAATGGAGTTTGTAATGCATAAGTATAAAGAAACTATTAAAAATTGGTTAACACAAGTGCCCAAAATCGTACCGGATGTATTAGCACTTGGAGGAACAATTAGTATATCGTATGGATTTTATAAATTAATGGAGCCACTTGGATTTATAGTTATGGGGGTTTTATTAATAGCGTGTGCGGTAATTTGGAGTAAATCATAATAATATTTTGCTGAAAGGTGGTGATAAATTGATATTTGACAGAGCTATTAGGAACATAACTAATTCAGCAGATTTAACACAAGGTAATATGACATTAAGTGATCCAACAGAATGGTTAACAGGAGTTACAAAAGGAACAACACAAACGGGAGCTATGAAATTATCGGCAGTAAATGCTTGTGTAGAATGTATAACTAATTCAATTAGTAAACTACCTATATTTATAATGGACAGTAACACGAAAGAACACATTAAACACCCTTTATTAAGCCTTTTATGCGAAAGACCAAATGAAGCTATGACCCCTAGTGTTTATAAAAAATTATTACATACCAATGTTTTAATGAAGGGGAACGGTTATGCATTAATAGTAAGAAATAAAAATACGGCAAGTCCACAAGAATTAATACCAATCAATTCAGATTATGTAATACCGTGGATAGATAATAATGGAAGGTTAAGATATGTTTTTACTCATCCCAAAACAGGAGAAATGAGAAAATTAGATAATTTTGATATTCTTCATTATAAAGCCTATTCCGAAGATGGAATAACAGGTATATCGGTTATTAGTAGAGCCAGCGAAGTCATTAACATAGGAAAAGCAACGCAAAAATATGAAAATAAATTATATACGCAAAATGCAAGGCCTAGCGGAGTATTAAAAACAGAACAAACTTTAGATAAAGCTGCAAAGGATAAGGTCAGGGATGAATGGGATAAAATTTATAGTGGAATAGATAATGCATTTAGGACAGCTATTCTTGATTTAGGATTATCTTATCAACCAATGTCTTTGAGCAATAAAGATACTCAGTTTATTGAGAGTAAGACAATTTCTATTGAAGATATTGCAAGATTTTATGGAGTTCCATTATATAAGATTAATAGTGGGAAACAATCATATTCTTCAAATGAACAAAATGGAATTGAGTATGTTACCAGTACTTTACACCCAGCCGTAACCCAATACGAAGAAGAGGATACATATAAATTACTATTTGATTACGAAAGAAAAAAAGGATTAGAAATAAGACGTAATATGATGGCTGAATTGAAAGGTGACACGGCTTCTAGGGGAACATGGTATAAAAACATGAGAGAAATCGGAGCATTTAGCGTTGATGATATCCTAGACCTTGAAGATATGCCAAAAGTTCCGGGAGGAGATACTAGAAATGCTAGTTTGAATTATGTTCCTCTAGAAGATTTTAAAGAGCTAAGTAAAAACAGAAATGGAGGTGAAAAGAATTGAGACAGTTTTGGAATGTAACAAATAATCCAGATACAGGAGAAAACGAATTACGAATAGACGGCCCTATAACAATGGAACAAGGTTTTTGGGATTGGCTATTTGATAAACCTGATAGATCAGCCACCGGACTAGAAAAGGCTATTAAGTCTTTTAATGGAAAAGATATTACTGTATGGGTAAATTCCAACGGTGGTGAATGTTTTGCTGCAAGTGTTATATATACAGCCTTGAAAAATTATAAAGGCAAGGTAACAGTCAAGATAGATGGTACTGCAATTTCAGCAGCAAGCGTTATTGCAATGGCTGGGGATGAAATTTTAATGTCGCCTACCAGTGTAATGATGATACATAATCCTCTAACAGTAGCACAAGGGGAAGTTAAAGATATGCAAAAAGCTATTGATATATTG